AATAAAACTAACTAAAAAATAAGGAGAAAAAAATGAAATTTAAAATTATTATAAGTGCTGTGCTAGTAAGTCTGATTATGGCTTTCTTTACCACAACCAATATAACTTCAAGCAATATAGATAAAAATAAATCGGGAGTGACTAAACTTAATAAGTCTTTCTTGTCTTTAAGCGAAGATTTCCAACAGTTAAAAGAAGAAATAAATCTTCAAGAAAACTATAGAAATTCTTTAATATCTTTATCAGATAGAGTTTATAAAATAGAACTAACTAATTCAGAAATATATACAATACTTATAGAGCTCGACGAACAATTAAACGCTGAACCTGTTGTTGAGGTTGAAGAAACAAATGACTTGGGAGTTAACGCAGGCTTTGGAGTTTTAACAGGCACTCACATAGTAGGAAAACCTGAAGAAAGCTTACCTGAACCCGAACCTATTATTGTTGAATGCCCTAGTGCAAGAGCAGAAAAACCTTTTGGTGATTATTTAAAACGAGTTTCTATTCGTAGAGATTTAGATTTTATAGTAATTTATGACATAGAAAATGGACAAACATATAACATAAGATATGAGGGAAGTGCCCCAGCAAAAGTTAAAAATGTTGTTAATAAATATGTATTAGATTTACAATTTTCTAACAACATAACAGTTAGTGGGTGTACACTACCATTTAAAATTAACATATAAGGAGAACGATGAATTATATACAAGAACAAGGACAATATATTGCAACTTTAACTAAAGATGAGTACAGAATTTTTGTTGAATACATAGATGATAATTACAAAGAAATGTATGAACATAAAATAAGTTATGAAGTTCGCACAGTTGGAAATAAATTTCAGGTTTCAATACCTGACAATAATGTGTTAAGTTTTGATGATATCTTTATTAAATAATAAAATATTTCGCTTGACATCAAAGAATAATTAGTGTATAATGCACTTATTAAAACGCCAACCTTAAAAGGAGGAATATTATGGCAGTATTAGAAGGAAAAGCCTATTGGGCTTCGGTGACAACACCAAACACTACATTTGAGCCTGTTTACACAGTCGATTTAGTGGTTGCAGATGATGTTGCTGATGATTTTCAAGCTCGAGGCTTTAAAATAAAAGACTTATCTGTAAAGGATGAGAGTGGTGGTTCTACCTCTGTTGGTAGAGCTTTAACTATTAAGCGTAAAGTTAATGGACCAAATGGTATGGTAAGAAATGCCCCAAAACTTTTCGATAAAAGTAAAGAACCTTTAGATACCATTGTTGGTAATGGCTCGACTGTTAAAGTGCAGTATAATGAGTGGGAAACCGACAACAAATATGGTAGCTTTAAAGGGTTAGACTTCCAAGCTATGCAGGTTCTTGACCTAGTAGCTCTTAAGTCTCAAGATGGTTCTGAACTAGACCCATATGGAGACGGGGAAGAATTTTAATGTTAATTACTATTAGAAATGAGGGTGGAGAAACCCATTATGATATTAATAATATTAAAAAGGATACCATTAGGCAAGAAGCTACAGTAATGGTTCAAAAAGTTGGACAAATTCAAGTCCAAATTGAAGCGTTAAGTTTTGCAAACAGTGCTCACCGAGCTAACTTGGAAGAGTTACTTAAAGGAAGCGACGAAGCAATCGTAACGCTTCCAACCGATGATGTTGAAAAAGATTCAGTCGAATCTTAATTGACATCTTTATCTCCAGTAAAGCCTCTCTATTATAGGGGGGCTTTTCTTTTTATAGGAATTAATTATGAACCAAAGTAAATTTATAACATATCATGTACCTTGTCCTGAATGCAAGAGCACAGACGCATGTTCAATAAACGAAGACGGCTCGGCTAAATGTTTTAGCTGTGATTCCTTCTTTCCAAAATATTCAAACGGAGCAATACCTATGGAAAAATATAACAAACCCACATCCACACCCCAAAATATTAATGCTCATGGTGGTATCTTTGCCAAACTTACCGACAGAAATATTAGCAAAGAAACAGCAGTTAAGTATGGTGTTAAGGTTGTGTATGATTCTAATGGTCAATTAGCTCAACACCTTTATCCTTTTTATATTAATCATGAGCAATGTGCTACCAAGATTAGATACATAAGGGACAAGCGTTTCTCTTTTGACGGAACAATACAAGGTTCAGGATTGTTTGGACAAAATTTATTTAAAGAGGGTGGTAAATATCTGACAATTGTCGAGGGAGAATGCGACGCTATGGCTACTTATGAATTATTAGGTAGTAAGTGGGCAGTTGTTTCTATTAAGCGTGGTGCTGCTTCGGCAGTTAACGATATTAAAGAAAGCATTGAGTATGTAGAAAGTTTTGATAATGTTGTTATTTGTTTTGACAAAGATAAGGCAGGAGAAGACGCTTCAAAGAGGGTAGCAACTATTTTAAAACCGGGTAAAGCAAAGATTGTGACGCTTCCTAATAGATATAAAGACCCTAATGATATGCTTAACAAAGGCAAACACGCAGAGTTTACGAGAGCTTGGTGGGATGCACAAGTATACACGCCAAGTGGAATTATTAGAGTTGCAGACAAGCGACAAGACTTTCTTAACAGGGAAGAAAAACAAAATGTTCCTTATCCTTGGGAAGGATTGAATAAAAAACTACTAGGTCTTCGAGCAGGGGAGCTAGTAACACTTACAGGTGGTACAGGGCTAGGAAAATCTAGTGTTACCCGTGAGTTAGAACATTGGATTATTAAACAAACAGATGATAATGTAGGGGTTATTGCTTTAGAGGAAGATTGGAAACGAACAGTCGATGGTATTCTTTCTATTGAAGCTAACGATAAACTTTTTATAGACAGTATTAGAAAAGGGTACACAGAAAATCAATTGACAGATATGTTTAACCGAGTGTTTACTAATGATAGAGTGTTTATACATGCTCATTTTGGAGCAAATGATATTGAAGAAATTTTCGCAAAGCTACGCTATCTTATTGTAGGGTGTGATTGTAAGTGGGTAATTGTAGACCATTTACATATGCTAGTAAGCTCTATGATAGATGGTGACGAAAGAAGAGCTATTGATAATATTATGCACAGACTGCGTAGTATGGTAGAAGAAACAGGTGCAGGAATAATACTTGTTTCACACCTTCGAAGAGTAGAAGGAAATAAAGGACATGAGAATGGGATTATTGTAAGCTTATCACATCTACGGGGTTCAAACAGCATTGCTCAATTATCTGATTGTGTTATAGCTCTTGAAAGAAATCAACAATCAGACGATGATTTAGAATCACGAACAACTAAATTGCGTGTATTAAAGTCTCGTTATACAGGGGATGTTGGCAACGCTACATCTTTAGTGTACAACAAAGACACCGGTAGATTATATGAGTATGAAGATTCTGAATTATTACATGACAGTGATGTCTGTCCATTTTAGGAGTAAGTATGGAGTTAGTATTTGACATAGAAACTAATGGTTTTTTATTTGAAGCTGATACAGTTTGGTGTATTGTAGCTGTAGATGAAAACGATAAAGTTTATTCTTTCCGACCCAATGAAATAAAAGAGGGTATAAAATTATTACAATCAGCCGATAAACTTATTGGTCATAATATTATTGGATATGATATTCCTATAATTAAAAAACTATATGACATAGATTTATATGACACTAGTAAAGTTATTGACACGCTTGTTTTATCTCGGTTAGCAAACCCTGTTCGAGAGGGTGGACACAGCATTGAAAAGTGGTCGTATCGTTTAGGTGGTATTAAAAAACAAGAGCATGACGATTGGTCTCAATTCTCTGAAGATATGTTAACTCGTTGTACAAAAGATGTGCAAATAAATAAAACATTATTTAATTATTTAAAAAAAGAATGTATTGGTTTTTCAAAAGATTCAATTTTGTTAGAACATCAAACAACAAATATATTACAAACGCAATACCAAAATGGATTTTTATTTGATGAAAAAGAAGCAATGTTATTACTAGGTAAATTAAATAAAAGAAAACGAGAAGTCGAAACAGAAGTTCACGAAACATTTAAACCTAAATGGGTAGATGTTAAAGAAGTAAACCCTAAATTAAAAAAAGATGGGACTCTTTCTAAATCAGGATTAACAGAAATAGAATATGAAGAAAGAGTAGAAACCAATGATGTGTCTCCTTTTATGAGAAAAGAATTAAAAGAATTTAATCTTGGTTCTCGTCAACAAATAGGTGCATACTTAAAAGACTTTGGTTGGAAGCCTAAAAGATTTACTCCTACAGGGCAACCCATTGTAGATGAATCAACTTTAAATAAAGTTAAACACATTAAAGAAGCAGGTTTAATTGCAGAATTTTTACTGCTACAAAAAAGAGCTGCTCAAGTTTCATCATGGATTGACGCACTTAAGGATGATGGCAGGGTACATGGTTCAGTTATATGTACTGGTGCAATCACTGGTCGTATGTCTCATCGAAGTCCCAACTTGGCTCAAGTTCCTTCTGTCTATAATCCTTATGGTAAAGAGTGCAGGGCTTGTTGGACTACAGAAAAAGGAAACAAACTTGTAGGTGTAGATGCAAGTGGATTAGAATTAAGAATGTTAGCACACTACATGGCTAACGAGGAGTATATAAATGAAATTATCAACGGAGACATTCACACAGCTAACCAAAAGTTTGCTGGACTTAAATCAAGAGACGAGGCAAAGACTTTCATCTATGCCCTCATATACGGAGCAGGAGATGCAAAAATTGGAAGTATTATTAAAGGAAGCAGAGCAGATGGTAAACTCTTGCGAGAACGCTTTCTTACTAGTCTACCAGCACTTGCGACTCTTAAGACTAGAGTTGACTTCGCAGCAGAAAAAAAATTCCTTAAAGGATTAGATGGTCGTAAGATATTTTTACGATACAAACACGCTGCATTAAATACTTTACTTCAAGGGGCAGGTGCTGTCCTTATGAAAAAAGCATTGGTAATGCTAGATGATATGCTTAAATTAAATACAATTAATTATAAATTTGTAGCTAATATTCATGACGAGTGGCAATTAGAAGTTAAAGAAACACAAGCAGAATTTACAGGAGAACTTGCTGTTAAAAGTATTATACAAGCAGGAGAACATTTTAATCTTCGCTGTCCTATGGACGGTGAATACAAGATAGGAGAAAATTGGAGTGAAACCCACTAAAGAAAATAGAAAAAAGTTTGACATTGACCTAGAATATGGTACAATACGTGAAGAAAAAGTAGCAGAAATGCTAACAGATAAAAAGATTGAAGTAAAATCTGAACGTGGTATGTGGATGAAGACTGGAAATATATGTATCGAATATGAATCATATGGTAAACCTTCAGGCATAGCTGCAACAGAAGCTGACTATTGGTTTCATAATCTTT